ATATCACAAGTACCCAACAGAGAACGAACTTCAGCAGTTTAAGGCTACCAGGTCGTTGAGGTGGAACGAAAAGTAAGAATATGGTATAATAAGGGTATGAAAAAACAATTAGATAGCATACAATGTCCTGAAAAGAATATATCTACCTATAACAACCTTGAATTATTTTGGTCTAATGTTGGAAATATTGCGATGGAACTTGAATTAGAGGAAGTGTTTAAGTCAATAATTTTTGAAAGTAATGACGAAATCTAAGACAAAAAAGAAGAAACGAATAACTGCTAAGCAACTAAAGCTTGCGAGACTTATATCTGAAAATGTCAGTAAAACTGGATTAGGAAAGAGTATGTATTGGTTGATGAAAAAGGCTGGTTATGCTGAGTCAACTGCGAAGCGACAGAAAGGAATTAAAGACTCTGCTCCGGTAAGAGCGGCTACCCTACCAATTGTTAAGGCAATGGAGATAGAACGAGATGAGGCTATTGTGGCTATGAAAAGGAAACGGCCGAAAGCAAAGTATAGAGATTTAGCAGATGCCGCAGATAAGTTGACTAAAAACATCCAGTTATTAGGCGGTGGTGAAACAGCGCGCGAGGAACATAAGATTAAATGGCAACAATAACCATACCTTACCTTCCGAGAAATTGGGCCCAAGAACTCCACTCCACTATTGTGAGGTGGATTGTTCTTGTTATACATCGCAGAGCCGGTAAGACGACAGCTATATTAAATCATTTACAAAGAGACTCGCTTCGCATTCCAAACAGCAGGTTCGCTTATGTTGGTCCGACCTATAAACAATCAAAGAGAATAGCGTGGGATATAGCCAAAGATATTGCGAGGGTGATCCCGGGAGTAAAGTTTAATGAATCAGAACTAACGGTTCTTTATCCCAACGGTTCGAAGTTATTTCTTCTCGGTTCAGATAACCCTGATAGCTTACGAGGGTTAGGTCTATGGGGTGTAGGATTAGATGAGTGGCCTCAACAACCGCCGGTAGTATTCTCAGAGATTATATCAAAGTGCCTGGCCGACCACTTAGGATATTGTATTTGGGCCGGAACTCCGAAAGGTAAGGGTGATTTCTTTAGGTTATATAAACAAGCAAAGAATCCGGCGAATAAAGATTGGTTGCTTATTTATGGAACTATTGATGATACGCTCGCAGGAGAGAGCGGAAAGACTATTGAGAACCTACAACAGGCATTAGCAGATGACCGGCGATTGGTTGAAACAGGTATAATAACGCAGGACGAGTTCGACCAGGAGTGGTATTGTTCCTTTGAGGCGGCCATTAGAGGAGCGTATTATTCCAAACAGATAGCAAAGGCAAGGGCAGAGAATAGAATAAAGCGAGTTCCTCACGACCCGGCGTTGAAAGTTCATACCGTGTGGGATTTAGGAATGAATGATACAATGTGTATTGGGTTTTATCAGAAGGCTCCCGGGGAACTGCGTAAGATTGATTACTATGAATCGTCAGAGAAAGGATTGGCTCATTATGCGTCTATTCTTCAACAGCGGCAGAAGGATAAAAGTTATGTGTATGGTAAGCATTTTGCCCCTCACGATATAAAGTTTAGAGAAATGGGTACAGGTGTGTCGAGATTAGAAACAGCAGAGAAACTTGGCATTAAGTTTGAAGTGGTAAAGAACATACCGGTTCAGGACGGAATAGACGCGGCCCGGAATCTTTGGAATAGGTTATGGGTAGATGAAGGTAATTGTGAGCTATGGCTTGACGCAGTATCACAATACAGAAAGAAGTGGAATGAAAAGACACAGTCATTTGAGGATAAACCTTATCACGATTGGGCTTCCCACGCCGCAGATGAGTTTAGATATACAGCTATTGTAGAACAAGATATGACTAACGAGAAAGAGAAGCCTTATAAGCAGAAACCATACGAAGCTCAATCAGAGTTCGAGGGTGGTGAGGCACCGGCAAGCAATAGGCCGGTGACGGAACAAGAGTTAGGACAGATGTGAGTTTGATATGTTATAGTAATTGTGATATAATAGAGTTATGAAAGAACAAGATGAAACAATTGGTGAGGTTCACGCGAAGACAAAAGCGGCTTTGACAAAACTCTGTGATGAGGTATTGTTATCGGGACTGGAACAGGCTCACGTGAAAGAACTTCGAACTATGTATGAGGCTGAAGAGTTAAAATTACAAATACACTATATGGGTTTGGAAATTGATTACTTACTTTCAATTAGAAAACGTTATAAAGATGTCTAAACTATCCCCAACACTTATTAAAGAACTTGTAGATGTAGGAAGGAAACAGGTTGAAACCTGGGCGGAGTATTTTCAACCACGTTTAGATGAGATTAAAAAGAGCGAGGATCAGTACTATGCTAAGGTAAAACCGGCTTTGAAAGGCCGGTTTAACATTCCTCTTCCAGTAATGGAGGGGTTTGTGGAGACTTTAATGAGTAAAATTGATGATTCAATCAAGGTTACATTCAAGAAAGGACGTGAGGCGACGCTTCAGGCGGCAAAAATGGTAACCAGCGCTTGGAATAAAGACAGCGCACCGAGCAGAGGGAATTATAATGGCGCCGATTTGGATTCTAAAAAGCTTGCGATATTCTCCGGTTATGGAGTAACTCAGTTAATCCCATTTAAGAATCCATATAAGCAAGAACTTATAGCAATAGATTATCACGACTTTGTTTTTGAACCTCTTGGCGGCCGTGATATTAACAAACATCAATTCAGAGGGAAGATAAACGTTTTCAAAACAATAGATGAATTACTTGAGGGAGCGAACTCGGGAATGTATGACAGGACCGGTGTGAATGTGCTTCAAACAAAAGCGCCGAGTACTCAAGACAGCAAGAGATTATCAGACGCTCATAAGAATAAAGTAAACAGATTTTCAGCAATGGGACTTGATCCGGCTCAATATGGATATACCGGCTCAAAGAATTATAATCTCACTGAGCTTGAATTGCTTCATAAGGGTAAGTTTTATTACCTGCTTTTTGATTATACAAGTGGTGCGGCCGTAAGAGCAGAACTATTAAAGGATATTTATTCTCACGGACTTTCATCATTCACAGCGTGGCACACAGAACGTAACCCTGTAAACTTTGCTTGCCGGGCTCCTGCTGATTCAGTAAGACCGGTGGCCGAGTTTATGCGTATATTTATAAATCAGAACGCAGACAACGTTCAGAAGAGAAATTGGGACCAGATAATGTATAACATCAAGAATATCGTCAATCCTGCGGAGTTGGAGTACAGGCCTCACGGACTTGTTAGAGTAAAGTTGAAAGATGGTGAGCGGATGGATAATGCTTATGCGAAACTGACGACCCCGGACACTACAAGCATAACTCTTGATATGGTTATGTTTCTTAATAATTTCTTAGGAGAGAAAGTGGGAGTTAGCCCGGCAACACAAGGAAAGGCTGAAGAGCAAAGAGTAGGTATTTACTTTGGTAACCTTCAACAGATAGCAGACCGACTTGGGTTGATGAATAAGTTTTACTCGCAAGCTCACGTGGAAACAGCAAAGAAGTACCACCACAATTTAAGAGACTACGTTCCGCGAAAAGGATTTATGGTAAACTTCATCGGAGTAAAGGGAGTGAGAGAGAAAGAACTAACAAGAGATGTGATTGACCCTGATTTGGAAGTTACGGTAATAAGCGAGAACGTGGAAGCGGCTCAAGATGAATTACTAACAAAGAAGAAGGAAACTGCTATTTTAAGAATGATAAAGACACCAACGCTTTCTGATCAAGCGAGCCCACGTTGGTTATTTGAAGAGAACCTGCGAATAGGTGGATATGATGAAGCCGCAATAAAGATAGCCGGGGATAAGAACGAGACCGGTGATGCTGAAAATAGAGCAGAGGCAATGCAAAGTGTTGAGGCATTTCTTGGAGGGGAAATACCGCCAATTAACAAGAGCGCCACACAAGCGTTTCTTCAGGTTATTCTTGATTACGCTATTGAGGAGAGAGAGAATATAGGAGATGAGATATTTGATAAACTTATAGCTTACATCGAGGCTCACGAAGAGGTTGTTATTGAGAACGCGGCAAGAGCCATAATGGCCGAAGAGATGATGTTACAGCAAGAAGCAAGAAGGCAGATGATAACCGGAGGAATGCCAGGAGGAGTGCAAGGAGCACCTCCGCAAATACCAACAGAATCAGCTGAAACATTACCTAATACACCTAATAGATGAAACACGAACGCACCGAACAAAAATTAGATTATTTAATAAATCACTTTTCAGACCCTGCCTTTCCTGATGATAAAGACAGCTTGGTATTATTAAAAGCACAATTTAATTCAGCTATTCTGAAATCTGACCTTGGCCAACACGAAAATATAAAAGAGATTATAGAGTACCTGCGAGGAGAATTACAATCGATGACAGAAATACTTATAAGCACAAAGTCCGATAAATTACCTGATAGTAAAAGAAATAATGTGATTGACCGCCGGGAATTATACATTTGGTTTATTGGTTTCTTCGCAGATGCGGATAAAGAAGTAGCGAGGATTGTAAAAGATATAGAAACAGAGTATAATAACTATGGAAGGAGTTATGAAATTAAAAGATAAGATATTTTTAATACTTGGATTGGAAGATAGGTTAGACCAGTCATTAAAAGCGTTTGCCAGAAGGCACCCGAATGTTTTAATTATTATAGCTGACCCTAAACTTGACCGGATCACTTCCGCTTACAAGAAACAGATTATTCAAGGGAATATTGAGGGAAATGAGAAAGTAATAAAGGGTATTTTGAAAAAGAGCCGGTATCAGTTTAAGAACTCATACGCAAAGTTTGTTAATGTTCTCGCTCAACATCTTGGGTTGAGAGGCACACCTGACAAAATGTTATGTTTTGCGAGAGAGTTAGCTGGGAACTTAAGACAACTGATGTATTTCGTGTTAAGTTATAAACGAAAGGGCGATAAATAAATAATATAATACAATGCCAAAAGCAAAAGTAAAGAAAGAAGAGAGCGGATTAAGTCCGCTTGGAGAGAAAATTGCTAAAGAGAAAATCCTTGAAGAGGAAAAGAAACTTGATAAGCTAACACCGGAAGAAGAGAAAGGGGTTGTGAAAAAGATAATGGATGACAAGAAAGAGAAAGATGTTAAAGCTGGAACTTACTCAGACAAGGAAGCGAAGTCTTATAAGAAAGATGATGAGGAACGACGCAAGGCCACAAAGCGCAAAGGGAAATATCAGATGATTACTTTGGGCGGTGATGACAGATTTAGAATTGTTGGAAAGCTTGGTGAATGGGTATCGCAGGTATTACCACTTAGGTCCGCTTCGAAATTAGTGAATAAGATAAATGCGAAAGATCCCGAGCAGAAAGCTTATAACCTTTCCCAGAAGCCTGGTAAGTGGAGAGAACCGACTGATGATGAACGTGCAGGAGCGTAGTGAACTGGCTTAGAGTTGAGCCATAATCAACCGCAGGCAGGTCGGCCTGCAGAGGAGTAGAGTTCTCCTCTCCTTAATAAACAATAAAACCGATAGGTATGACTAATACAAAAAACCTTGATAGCGAAACTCGTGAAGTTCTTGACGAAATGGAAAAAGAGGGACACGAGTTTGAGGGTGTAGAGCCCAAGGAGCCGAAAGGCGACGACGACCTCAAAAAGAAGGACGAAGAGGCCGTGCCAAAGGAGAAGTCCGATGAAACTGATCTAAAAGGTGGTGAAACTGACCTAAAAGACGGTGAGGACGATGAAAAAGGCGAAAAAGACGACGAAGTAAAGGTCCCTGACCGCACCCCACGAAAACCTGAATGGGTTGAGGGTAAAGAGAAACGTGAAGAAAAGAAAAAGAGTGAAATGACTGAGTTGCGTGAGGACGTTAAGGGTCTTACTGATGTTGTAAAAGTTCTTCAAGAGTCGTTTAACAAACCTAATAAGGAACAAACGCCGGAGCAGAAGGACTCTAATCTTGAAGATGCCGTAAAGGAACTTCAAGAAAAATATCCAAGTATGGATGAGGACTTTCTCAAAGATATGCTTGAAGCCAGTACTCCTAAAGCCTTGCAAGAAAAAGTTGTAGGACTGGAAAAATCACTTGAGGAGAAAACTCTGGGTTTAAGTAAGATTGAGAATGATAATCGTCTTAAACGAGAGGATAGAGAGTATAAGGATAATTTCAATGAATCGGTTCTACCGGTCATTAAAGAGGAATATCCTAATGTTTCGGACGAAGATATACAGGCAATCCGAGAGAAATTGGGTAGCAAGGACTGGTATTTCAAAGAAAAATACATAGGCCTTGACACGCTTGAAATATATAATCTTGGTAAATCTGACTTCGCAAAGCTTATTTCTAAACCATATAGTGGCGGTGAAATAGGCAAGAAAGGGGCAGGACGTGGTACCGCAACTGTGGACTACTCCAATGTAACTGATGAGCAGTTTGCTAAAATGTCCCCCGAAGAACAAGATAAGGTTATAAATTATAAAGCAGAACACTCAAAACTTTAAGAAAACTTGTATAGCTTCTCGCAAGTTCCGACACTTAACTGAATGACAAATGCACTAACAGCGGCCTCGCCCACTTATTGGTCAAGAAATGCGGGGAGGAAGCTATACAAAACAATGGTCTCTCGCTCCTTTGTGAGCTTTGAAGAGCAATCATTGGTTGATAACGATGGGCGTATTGTTGATAGGCCTTATCGTAGCAATGTTGTGGCCGAAGATTATGTTAAAGGTACTGCCGCTACGGCGCAGGATTTGACGTATGTTACCGACCCGTTGACCATAGATCAGTTCCACGATGTACTGATGTATGTGGACGACATTGATAAACTCCAGAATAAATACAAGACCGTGCGTCTCTGGTCGGAGGAGGCGGGTAAGCGTTTAGGACTTCGTGCTGACGCTAACCTCTTGTATGAAGCATTTAGCGCTACACCTGATATTGATGACTCCGATTTTGGGGGAACTGCCGATGACGGCACTTCTCTCACCGTATCTAAGGTCCCTCAAATCTTTGCGCAGATTAACGAGGAATTAGATGATAACGACGTGGACGAGGAGCGGTTTTTCTGCTTTACACCTTTGTTCTTTAATAAGCTCTGGCAGTATATTGGTGGTAAAGAATCAATGCTTGGCGACAAAGTCGCTGTAGCAGGACACGTCGGACGTTACGCAGGATTGGAACTTTATAAGTCCAATAACCTTACCGGGACAGCCCGGTGGACTCCCGCTGATAATCCTACTGATGGGGCGTCGATTGTAATTGAAGGTATCACCTTCCATTTTGTGGACACTATTAGCACCGTTGCAGGTAATATCCATATTGATGGTACTACTGCTGAGACTATTGATAATCTTGTTGCCTTGATTAACGCCGGTGGTGTTACCTCGGATGAGGGAGTTTCTAACGTTTCACTTTCTGTCGCTAATCGACGTGCAGTTCAATCGTGGATTGCTGTTGATGGAGCAACTTACATTGAGGTAAGGGTTAAAGGAACACCTTCATTAACCGTTACAACCTCAGAAGCGCTTGATACTTGGGACGCGAAATATACCAATCAGGTTATGATAGCAGGACGCAAGAAAACTGCTATTGATGCTGTGTTCCAGATTAGTAGAATGGGTATTGTTGATACAGCGATGGCTTCAACAGTATCTGCCGGTAAGAGAGGTACTAATGTAATGCCTCTAATCACCTACGGTAAAAAGGTCTTCAACCAGGGCAAGAATGAGCTTGTTAAGCTTCTTGTCCGAGCAGATAGCTAAATTTCTTAACCCGGAGGCTTCGGTCTCCGGGTAAGATAAAATACAATGAGCAAATATATTTTTCCATTTCTTCTCGGAGCTCTTGTGTTGGCTGTCGGTTTGATTATTGGCCTCGCTGTAGGTGGCGGTGGCCCGGTTGAAGTAGGTGGATTAGTTCATAATCAACAGGAGATTTTTGTGGCTGGATTAAAAGCCGGGTCTTCTGAAGAGGAAGTAATCAACTCCTCCGGTTATTGGACCGGTACATTAAGTTTGAGTTCGGGTGATAGTATTACAAACGCTGGAGTTCTAACTCAGAGTGGAGCGGTTACAATGAGTGGAACAGCTCACGTAAGCCAGTCAGCAAGTTCTACACTTCAAATCGGTAATACAACTTCTGGTGTGAATACAGGTTGTCTAATTCTCGGTGATAGTAGCGGTGCAACCAGTTCGCCCGTCTACGTGACGGCTACAGGAAGTTCGCTTAGCGCTACAACAACACGCCCCGCAATTTGCAGGTGACATCTAAATATGGTATAATATCATTAAGATGTTATCTACTACTTGCATAACGTGTGGAACAGTTTTTACTCGTAAGAATTACGAAATCAATTCTGGACGGGCTAAATTCTGTTCCATACGTTGCAAGGCGGAATTCCAAAAAGGGAAAAAACATTCAGAAGAACATAAGAGAAAAATAAGTGAATCAGAAAAAGGAAGAAAAAGAAATCCATTAACGAAGGTAACGAAAGAAAAGGTTAGTAATGGTCTTAAAAAATACTACAAGGAAAATGAAGTGAGTCCAGAAACAAGGAAGTTGATTAGCGAAAAGGCAAAGAAGATGTGGGAGGATAAAGATATGACTGAAAGGAACAAAAAGGTTGCTCTTTCTAAAATAGGAGAAAAGAATCCGAACTGGAAAGGTGGTGTTTCATTTAAAAGAATCAGAAACGATGTAGAATCTCGTCTTTGGAGGGAGGCTGTATTTGCAAGAGATAACTGGACTTGCCAGAAGTGTGGAGAACGAGGTGGAAAATTAAATGCTCATCATATTTTTAACTTCGCCGAATATCCCGAACTAAGACTTGCAATAGATAATGGAATAACTTTTTGTGATAAATGTC